CTAGAAGAACACGGACGGCTCGCGGTCGTGCAGGTGTGCCCGGGTCGCATGGCCCCAACGGGCGAGCGACACGGCGACCAACGGGCAGATGTCGGTCGACAGCCCCTTGCGGGCCCATGCCCAGCTATCGCCGAGCGGCCGGGTGGCGGCGCCGGCCACCGCGGCGTCGAGCGCCGGCCGGGGGACATACCGAAGGGACCGCTCGGCCACGGCGTCGTAGAACCCGCCGTCGGCGGCCGCCCGCGCCCGGGTCGACGGCTTGACCACTTCCAGCCCGGCGGCCTCGAGCGGCGCGATGAGCGACCCGGCCGGGCCGACCTCGTCGACCACCACGGCGCACGGCTGCCACCGCTCGGCCAGCTCGACCAGGCGCCCGACCGCCCACGTCGTCCCCGGCCGATGGTCGACCACCTCGGCATGGCCGAGCCCGTCGGCACGTAGCCCGGCAACGGCGATGGCGGCGTGGGCCCGCTCGGGGGTGACGTCGGCGGCGAACGCGACCGGGTCGACCGCGGCCGAGTCCGGATCCGCCAGCGCCCGCCAATCCGCCTCGCCGATGACCAGCCAGTCCGCCGGGATATCCCCTGGCCAAAGGTTGCAATAGGCCCTACAGAAGTCGGCCAGCTCGAGCCGCTCATACTCGGCGGCGATGCGGGCCTCGGTGACGGTATGCCCGAGCGCCGGCATGCACCCCCACCACGTCGTTGGGTCCGCCGGGTCCGACCCGGGCAGGGCCGACCACTCGAAGTAGGCAACGCTTCCGCGGCCAGCGCGCTGGCTACGGGCCCGGCCGCGCTCGACCTTGCCGCGCAAATAGGCGCTCTTGTGCGTCCCGGCGGTCGACACGACCCAGAGCTGCGGTTGCGGCCGGGTAATCATGGTCGGCGACAAGCCTTGCTCGAGCCGTGAGTCCTCGAGCCCCCATGCCTCATCGGCAACGGCGACGTCGAGCACGTCAGAGTGCCCGGCCTTCTCACCCGGGGCCGTGATGCCGTGACGCGACCCGTTGTGCCATCGAATCGTCTCGTCGCCCCGCTGATAGCGCACCTTGAACTCGCCGCGGTAAGGGGACCGCTGTAGGGCGGCCACGTGGTCGTCTTCCCACTTGAGCCGCGCGTGGATGCGGTCCTGGGCCGAGTACAGCACCCGGGACCGGGCCCAGGTGCGGCAGCGATGCACCAGCACGGCCAGCTCGAGCGTGGTCTTGCCGGACTGGCGCGGCAGGGTCGCGTCGACTTCTGAGTAAGCCAGCAGCCCGGTTGCCGGGTCCAGTTCCATGGCCACGTCCGCAACGAGCCGCTGCCACGGCATGAACGGGGTGCCGAGCTGCTCGGCGACCTCGGCCACGGCGGCGCCGAGCGTCTCTCGGGACGGGTCGCGGGGGGTGGCGTACAGCGGCGGGCAGTCCACGGCGGTCAGCACGGCGACCTCGAACACACACACCGGACGCAGGGCGCGGGGGCGTCCGGCCGCATCCCATGGGGGGAACGGGTCACCATCGCCTCGACTGCCGCGGACGGTCGGGCAGCTCGGCCCGGTCGCCGAGCTCTTGGTTGCATGCCCGGCCGCACCACGGGCATCGGGACAGCACGCCGTGGGCGGGTCGGACGTTGGCGGGGTCCAGGGCCAGGTCGGGGCGCAGCGACCGCGGGATGAGATGGTGGACGTCGCCGGCCATGGGGTGCCCGCACAGTATGCAGACGTCAGAGCTGGCCAGGACGCGGGCGCGTAGGCGTCGCCATGGTCGCCGGCTCGGCCCGCCTCGCTTGGCCGGCACGGGTCACCTTGGCTTGCGACGCCGGCGCTGGCGCAGCGTCTCGCGGTGGTGGTGGCAGCGGTCGCCCGGCCCCTTGAACGGGATGCGGCAGACGACGCATCGGCTCTGCCAGCCAGCCGGCCGCCAGACCATCGTCGCCTTACCCATGGCGCAGCCGGGCCAGGGTGGCGAGCGGGGCGACCCGTACCCCGTCGCCTCCCCCGGCCCGTACGCCGACCACCCCGGCGCCCGCGTAGGCGCCTACCCGGACGACGGCCACGTGGTCGAGCGCGGCCCTGGTTCGCACCACGCGGTCGCGGGCCAGCCATCGGCTACCCCCAGGGACCTCGGCAAAGCCGATGGACAGCGACAGCGGGACCTGGTCGCGGGCCAGGGCCAGGACCTCGTTCCCGAGCGCGGTGTCCGAGACGTGCCAGGCACCCCAGGCGGCATCGGCGCGCTCTTCCAGCTCGACCGTCACGCCGATCGGGAGCATGCCCGGGTCGCCGCGCGGGTGGGTGCGCATGAACGGCACCTTGGCCGGGTCGACGCCGGCCAGCGCGCCGCGCTCAAACGTCTCGACGACCAGCCGGCCGCGGTCCATGACGCGCGCTTCCACGCCCCACGGCAGCAACGGCCCTTCCAGCGTGCGGCCGTCGCCATCGGCGCGGACGTGCAGGTCGGCCGAGAACGCGCGTTCGAGTACCGTCATGCGACTACCCCCTCGGGCGGCTCGGCCCGGTCGTCGATACCCGGGATGGGCGGGCGGTCCTCCAGCTCGCGGACCTCGCTGGGCAGCAGCCAGCCCGCCTCAATGCCCAGCTTGTGCGCGGTGTAGCGGTCGAGCAGGGTCGCCCGGACCATCCCGCCGGGGTTGAAGCGGGCTTGCTGGGTCCGCGGCAGCAGGGTCGAGACGGCGCGTTCGATGCGGTACAGCCAGGGCCGAAGGGTCCAGGTGAGCAAGTCGGATGAGCGCATCTCGGGCGAGGTGTACGCCTCGTGGCCAGCGGTCTGGCCGCCCATGGCCTCAGGCGGCACCCCGAAAATCCGGCAGATGGCTGACACGTTGAACTGCTGGGTTTGGATGAACTGGCTTTCCTCGGGGGCGATGGCGATGGCGCGCAGCTTGGCGCCGTTGCCGAGCACGGCAATGTCGCGCCGGCGGCGTGTCAGCAGCGCGACGTATTCGGCCTTCAGCTTCTCGGCGGCTTCCTTCTTGATGTCCTGCTCGGATTCGAGCACGGCGCTGGGCACCATGGCGTCGCCGAAGTAGGCGCCGCCGTACTTCTCGGCCGCCAGCCCGAGCCCAATCGTCTCGCGGGCATAGGCGATGGGCGACAGCCCGAGTACCTCGCCGGGCCAGGTGAACGCCTTGCAATGGAACAGCTCGCCCCGCGGGTACTCGACGCCGGCGACGCGGATGACGCGGCGGCCCTGCTCGGTGGTCACGGCCACCCGGTCGGGATGCACCAGGTCGACCTGCGCAGGCAGCAACCCGGCGCCGCTGCGGGCGGTCACCACCCCCCACGCATTTCCCCTGAGCAAGAGACTGGCCATGACCGCCCAAAGCCAATCGGCCAGGTCGGGGAAGTCGGCGCTCGGGCGGGCCAGCAGCGGCGGCGTCGGAATCGGGTCGCGGTCCTCGCCCCGGTACACGTGCAGGGGAAGGGTGGATACCGAGTCCGCCAGTAGCCGCACGCACCCCCAAACCGTGCTCAGCCGCAGCGCCGTCTCGACGGTGACCGGCTCGCCGGCCGCGGTTGGGCGGGCCTCGTCGGCGAGCAGCTGCTCGAGGGTCAGGGCCTCACGGTTGGCGACCCGGGACCAGACCCAGCGGTCCCACCAGCCCATGGCTCAGGTCCGGATGCCGGTGTCGACCACGAACGCCGAAGGCTGCGCGAGCTGGATGTCGGCGCGCATGTAGGCCAGGAATGCGACCTGCAGGTTGTCGGCCATGTATCGCTCTTTGAGCGGAATCAGCCGGAAGTCGTTGCGGATGCCGACCATCAGCTGCGACCAGTCCGCCGTGTAGATTTCCGACGTGTCGGTCGAGGTGCCCACGGTCAGGTTGATGGGGACCTGCTTGGTGGCCAGCATCGGCAGCATCCCCGGCGGCGGCGCGAGATAGGCGCTGGTGGTCGCCTCGCGCAGCTTCGAGAGACTGGTCGACGTGCGCGGCGCCTGGATATGCGCGTTCGGCGTGAAGTTGTTGCCGGTCACCACGCCACGGGCGTCCAGGTGCCAGTCGTAGGCGGTCGCGGTGGCAATCAGCGCGCCGTTGGCGCCGTGGGTCGTGATGGTCACACCCGTTTGGTTGCGCACACCCTGCGGCTCGGGTGGGGTGCCGGAACCGCGGAGCGCGACCCGGTCCAGCTCCAGGGCGACCTGGCCGGCGAAGCTGCGGGCGATGACGTCCTCGGCCGACGGATCGCTGTCCTCGAACAGCTCAAGGCTGAGCTTGATCAGCCGCACCATCGTGCGCGCGGTGAAGGTCACGCTGTCGAAGGTCATGTCCTGGTCGGTGATGGCGGCGTTCTCGCTCTTCCACGCGGGCGCGTTTTCGCCGGTCAGCCGGGCCAGCTTGAGCGTCGCCGCGGTCATGGGCACGGTGATGGCGCCGGCCTGAAACACCCGAGTCTGGTTCCTCGCCAAGTCGATGACACGGGCGCTCAGCGGCGTCGGCACCAGATGGCCGCCGGCGGTCAGGGTGCCCTCGCTCAGCGCGCGCTCGTGCTCGGCACCCTGCCAGTCGCCGGTGACGATGCCGCGCAGATAGCGGTCGAAACTCAGCGCCTCATCGGCCGGGTCGAACATGCCGCGCTGCTGGCACCAGTCGTACACCGACTGCTCGCGGGTCAGGACCGGCTCGCGGGGAAGGGCGGCCCGGTCCTGACGGCGGGTGGACGCGGCGCGCAGCTCGGCGAGCTCGCGGTCGTGCTCGGCCTCGAGCGCGTCGGCGGCCTCGCGTTCGGCGACGACTTGGGCGCGGTGCTCGGCCAGTTCGTCAGGGGTCAGGTCGCGCGGGCCGGCGGGGTCTTCGGCGGCCCTCGTCAGGATGGCGTCGGCGGCCTCGCGGGCCGCGGTACGCCGCAGAATCAGGTCGTCGCGCAGGGCCACCGGGGCCGTCCTTTCCCACCACTCCTGTCGAGATGTGGGAAAGGGTACTCGCTAACGCGATGCAACGGAAGCCGAGCTAGTTGGTGGCGGCCTCGCCGGCGAACGCGGCCCACCGCAGCCAGGCGCGCTCGGCATGAATGTGGGTGTGCCCGACGACCTTCAGGTAGACGTCGCGGGCGTCGCCCTCGATGGTGACCTCGCCCCGTTCGGTGAAGTGGTCGAGCGCGTCGGCGGCGTCCTGGTCGCTGCAGCCGGTCTGGCGGACCAGGTTCTCGATTGCCAGCCGCAGCAGCAGCGACCGCTCGCGGTCGGACAGCCGCGACGGGACGCCGGCGGCGTGGTGGGCGTACTCGCTCATGTTCCCTCGCTCTCGTCGTCGAACTGGCGGTCCATGGCGCGGAGGGTCGCCCACTCCTGGGCGGCCTCCTGGAGGCGGGCGCGGGTCTCGACGACCAGCGCGCGACCATCGAGCAGCACCGCCGCCGTGTGGTCATCCCCCACCATCTGGACGCGGCCCTGGCGGTGCGCGACCTCCAGGCCCACGCGGGCGGCGTCGTAGTCGTAGCCCATCTCGGCGGCGAACGCCTCGACAGCCCACTTGCCGAGCACCACCTGCTCGTCGTCGGGTAGCCGGTCAGGTTCGCTCATCAGGTGAACCTCCTTGGGTCGTCAGGGTCGTGGTCCGGACAGCGCCAGCTCGCGCCGAGCGGGCCCAGGATGACGGGCTGCTTGTAGATGACGTGGCAGCCGGGCTCGGCGCAGCGGTAGCGCGAGAACGGATGGCGCTCGGCCAGCTCAAGCAGCGTCATCTGCTTGGCGACCTCGCGGTCGACTTCCCTACTCATGCGGGGCCTCCTGTGGGGGGTCCGATATTTCTGGCACGGTGGCCTCGGCCAGCCAGACGGCGGTGATGCGCCGGTCGGCGGCCAGCCGCCAATGGTCCGGCAGCCCGGGGCCCGCGGCCGGGATGCGCTCGACCACGCGATGCGCCGTCAGGTCTTCCAGCGCCCGCTTGACCGACCGTGACGGGTGCAACGCGGCTCTGGCGAGCGTGTTGGTGGACTGCTGGCCGGCGACGGCCAGGGCGTCGAGCACGCGCCAGCGCAGCCGGGGCATGGAATCGCGGGCGACCCGGTTTGCCACTTCCCATGCCGCGGCGCGGCCGAGCCCGAGCAGCCCGCACGCCCGCCACAGCGCGTGCAGTTGCTTGGCGAACCGGTAGGGGCCCTCGGGGTCGAGCACCAGGTCAATCTCGCCCTTGTAGTCGCGGGCGACCGGCGACCGGGCCAGGGTGACGAAGTCGGCCAGCTTGGCCAGCCGGTCGACGTCGGCCGGGGCCGGGTCGAGCGCCGGGGTGGCGGGCGCGTGCCCGAGCAGCCCGGCGGCGGCCTGGGCGATGGCGGCCCGGGCGGCCCGGGTGTCGCTGGCGGCGACCAGCGCGGCCCGGGTCCCGGCCTCGCGCTCGTCGTCGTCCAGCCGCACCAGCAGGAAGCGGTCGCCCATGACCGCGATGGCGGCGTGGGCCCGGTCGTAGGCGGTCGTCGAGCACATGACCAGCCCGAGCTTGCCCTTCCATTCCAGCCGATGCCCGCCGCCGGTCCCGACCGCGCGCGACCAGGACCCGTCGTAGACCTCGCGCAGCGCCGACAAGATGGCGCCGCGCTTGTCGGGGTGCATGGACAAGATGGTGGTGAAGTCCTTGAGCACCGCGAACCCGCGTTCGCCGATCTGGCGTAGCAGCCCGCCGGTCGCGCCCGCCGAGCGGTCCTTCTCCGGGGTGCCTGACAGCAGGGCGGCCTCGCCGCTCAGGGTGGACTCGACCGAGACGTTCGGGCAGGCGGCCAGGGCCATGGCTGTCTCGGTCTTGCCCGTGCTCGACCCGCTCACCAGCCCCAGCCACACCGGGTCGGCGTCAAGGTGCATGTTCGCGGCGTAGCAGGCCAGGGTCGCCCGGAACGCCACCAAGTCGCCGTGCTTGTGGTGGGCGCGGAAGGCCGTCTCGACCTCGGCCAGCGTCCGCCGGGACGGCGGGGGGACCGTGCCAGAAATCTCGGACTGCCCTTCGACAACGCCTGACGCGCTCGCCGAGCCCTCGACGACGAACAGCGGGGCGAAGTCGTCGAGCCTGAACCCGGCGGCCAGGTGGTCGGCGGCGGTCGCGTGCGGCCGGTTTGCCTGCGGCTCGACGACCTCGACCTCGGCGGCGACCTCACGCAGCGCGGCGCCGGCGAGCCGGGCATGGTCCCGCCCGGCCTGGTCGCGGCGGGCCACGATGGTGACGTACCCGTCGCGTAGCCACTCGATATGGGACGTGCGCAGCTGGGCGCCCGGCTTGCCGGCGATGGTCGTGGCGACCGCGCCCGCCCGGAACAGCGCGTCGGCGCTGGCCTCGCTGTCGACCAGGTAGACGCGCTCGCCGGTCTGCACCGCGTCGAGTACGTGCGGCAGCCGGTACAGCAGATGCAGCCGGGCGCCGGCCCGGTTGTCCCATCGCCACTCGCCGCCCGTCCACACTTGGTAGCGGGTGCTGGTCGGCTGCTCGTAGCGGTGGACGCGCAGGACCTCGGCGCCGCTTTCGTCGGGGTAGGGGTAGACGCCCGCCAGCCGGCCGCCGCGGGCCGGGCCGTCGTCGTCGAGGTCCTGGCGCCGCACGCCGAGCCGGTCGATAACCTGTTGCCAGCCGCAGTCGGCCTCGAAGCAATGGCCGGTCACCCGGGCGCCCTCATAGACGACCTTCAGCGACCGCTTGCCGCCCGGGTGCCCGACCGGGCAGACATACCGGCCCGGGGTGAACCGGGCGGGCGCGTCGGGGTCGTGCTTCTGCCACGCGCGCCAGAACGCGGCTTGCCCGCCGGTCATGGTCTGCGCGGTCACGACACCCACCGGCTTCGCTCGGCCAGGTCCCAGGTGTGCATGCGGTGAGCGCCCCACCACTGGCCGGCGTCGCGTGCCTGCCGCCAGTCGGCCAGCCGTGTTACGGTGGCGGGGCCGTAGGTCGCGGTGGTTGTTGGTGTGGGGCCGGGTAGCTGTCGGGGCGCCCGGCCTTCGCCGTTAGGCGGCCTGGCCATCATCGCCGCCCCTCTTGCGGGCCCGACTGGACGCCAGCGCGAGGCGGGTGAAGTAGGCGCGGCGCAGGTGCTCGGCGCGGCGGGCGCGTTCGGCGGGGTCGAGCACGCCTGAAGGGTCGGCCTCGCGCTCGAACCGGGCCAGGAACGCGGCGCGGGCCCGGGCGGTGCGGGCGGTCGGGTCGGATTCCTTCGCCCATTGGACGTGGGCGGCGATGCTGGCGCGCATGGCGCGCTGCTCGGGGGTGAGCTTGCGGGGCATGGCTTCCTCAGCCGTACCCCTGCCCTTGCGATACCCAGGGGAGGGAGGCGAGTTCGGGCCAATGCCTAAGTGCTCTGAAGTTGTTGCGGGGCAACGGTACGCTAGGGCGCATGGCAGAGCAACCCAAGACGGCCTCTCTCTGGATCATGGCCGAGCAACCCTTGCCCCACGATGTCGTCTTCTACTGCGACCAGTGCGCGCGCCGCCACGGCAGCCGACGCCTGCTGGCCGCGGCCGACCGGTACTCGGAACCCGGGCCGGGGACGGCCTGGCCGTCCGACGGCTGGCGGCTCTGGTTGGGTCGCCGGTCGGGTCGGAAGGTTCGCCTGACGAGCGTCACGGGGCCGACTGCGCTGTCCGGTGGCGGCCATCCGGACAAGCGCCGGCCGCGCGAGCGTGTCGGGCCGGTCCTGCGGCCGGGCGGCCTTCGGTTCCTCTGGGTCCCGCTGGACATGTGGGCGCCCGCCGCGCAGCTCATCTGCTACAAGTGCTCGGCCCGGCCGCGAGTGGCCCGGGCGAAGCTGGTCGAGCTGGCCGAGCAGGCGATGGCCGCCGGCCGCCATGACGCCTACGTCTAGAGCCTTCCTGTACGGCACGCCGTACGCTACGCTCAAGCCATGAGCGAACACATGGCAACGCTGCACGCCGTCATCACCCAGGAAGGCGACTGGTACGTTGCCCAATGCCTCGAAGTCGACGTGGCCAGTCAGGGCAAGACCATCGAGGATGCGCTCACCAACCTGCGAGAAGCCTTAGAACTCTACTTCGAGGATGAGCCGGTCCCGCAGACGCCGCAGCCGATGGTCGCTCCCGTCGAGGTCCGCATCCCCGCGTGAGCGGCCTGCCGGTCGTATCGGGCGCCAAGACTGTCCAAGCCCTACGGCGGGCCGGCTTCCAGAAGCCACCCGGCCGTCGTGGTCAACGCGGCAGCCACGTGAAGCTACGGCATCCCACGACAGGGCGGACAGCCATCGTCCCGCAGCATCCCGAACTGGCGGTCGGCACGCTCAGGTCGGTCCTCCGGCAGGCGGGCCTGACAGCTGAGGAATTCCGTCAGCTCCTCTGACCTACAGGTCGCCGAGCCCGAGCCGGCGGGCCTCGTCGGCGGCCCGCTCGGCGGCGGTCGCCGCGGCGTAGCGGTCGAGCATGTCGCGGCGCGACCAGCCGGCCACGGCCATGAGCCCGCCTTCGGTGCCCCCGGCGGCCAGCCAGCGGTGCGCGGCGGTGTGGCGCAGCACATGGGGGTGAAAGCCCTTGATGCCGGCGAGGGTGGCGCGGTCGCCCAGGGCGGCGTGCAAACCCGAGTACCCGAGCGTCTTGCTGCGGGCGCCGAGCCAGAGCGCCGGGCTCGCGGCGAGCCGATGGGCCCGGCGCAGCCGTAGGTAGCGGTCCAGCGCCCGGCCGGTCTGCGGGCCGAACGGCACCAGCCGTCCCTTGCCGCCCTTGCCCCGGCGCACCAGCGCCGTCCCGGCGCGCAGGTCGACGTCGTCGACGGTGAGCGCGACCGCCTCGCCGGCCCGCAGTCCCGTCTCGAGCATGAGCCGTACCAGGGCGTCGTCGCGTCGGTGCAGGAACGTCGGGCCTTGGCAGGCGCCAAGCAGCGCCTTGAGCTGGGCATCGGACAGCACCGGCGTCACCTTCTCGTCGACCCGGGGCGGCTTGAGCCCGAGTAGCGGGTCGGCGTCCAGCTCGCCCTCTTCGACCAGCCAGGCGGCGAACCGGCGCAGCGCGAGCTGGCGGGCTTTGGCGCTGTTGCCCTCGGCGCCGTGGTCGAGCAGATCGGCGACATAGGCGGTGACGGTCGCCCGGTCGAGCACGGCCGGGGTGCCGGTTCGCTCCGCCCAGGCCAGGAACGCCCGGGCGCCGCCCGCGTACACCTTCAGCGTGGCCGGCGACTTCCGCTCGGCGCGTAGGTGCAACTCCCAGCTCGGCAGCAGGGCGGCCAGGTCGAGACTCGGGCGTTGCTTGGGCAT